GGTAAAGGCATAATGACCTATAGAAGTTTCAGTAATGATATTTATTAAGCAACGCCAGGGTTCACAACTCCAGTTAGCCCAGGTATACCCTCACCAAGAGGGAATGGTTGCCCGTTGATATCTCTTATGACTGGACTAAATGGTACTGTTGGGGGGAATGTAGGTACAGTATCTACTACTGGTGGTTGAGGAATTCCAGGTGGTGTTGCAGGAACTGGTTCTGGAATTCTAGAAACAGGATCAAATCCTCTGCTCACTGTATATCTAATGAACGAGAATGAAACATTACATTTTAAAATCTGACTCTGATCATAAGACACTGGCATCGAAGTAATACTGATAGGAAATCCATGCACAAAGGTATAGTCAAGTGTCCTTGTAGATCCATTATAATGATGATCCTTTTCAAACTTGGTTAAGTAAAAGTTTACTTTATAATCATTTGCATATGCCACTCTGTGGTGAACATATGGACTTTCAAATTGTTGACGAGTAAACACATCACCAACACCACTAATATAATCAATCCAACTCTCAAAAAATTCTATAACCTTATACTCTCTATCAACATAGAATGTCATATCAGCAGTTTCATCATACATTCTGCGATAAGCCATCTTCTCACTCACGCCATGATAATCATTCGTGACATCGTGAGTTGCTAATGTTGAACCTGGAAGATTTGCCTCAGCACACAAAAGAGAAATATCATTCACGTCGATAGGATAAACACCTCTCTGCGATACGAAGGAAGAAACTTCGGGAGGAACAGGAAGAGTTAGGCGATATAAAGAGGTCTGAGAAAGGTTCAGTAATCTTGATTTGATATCACTTGTTCGTAAGTTTTCTGGGCGGATACCAGCCATCTATAAATACTTCTACCGATATATTATGTATAATGGCAGAAAGCATTAAGAGTCGTTATAAACCAGAGTATCCAAAAAAGTATAAAGGCGATCCCAATAATATCATCTGTCGTAGTAGTTGGGAGCGAAAATTTTGTCGGTGGTGTGATTTAAATGAAAGTATTTTAGAGTGGGGTTCTGAAGAATTCTTTATTCCATACTTCGATCCAACAACAAGTAGAGTCAGAAGATACTTTCCAGATTTTATCATTAAAGTTCGTGAGCAATCTGGTGAGATTAAAAAGTATGTTATCGAAATCAAACCCAAAAGACAGACGATGCCACCTGTACAGTCAAGTAAAAAAAGAACAAGAACTTACATTAATGAAGTCAAAACTTATGCAGTGAATGAGGCAAAATGGAAGGCTGCAAAAGAATGGTGTGCAGATAGAATGCTTGAGTTTCGTATCATCACAGAAGATCACTTAGGAATTAAGTAATGGCACAAGGTTTCGGAGCAGATGTTCAAAGACAATCGCCAAGAATATCTCAACTGAAAAGGAAACTTGATGGTTCTGAAGATGCTGATCTGATTATGATGAGCATTATGGAAGTGTTTAGAGATATTGAATACGTTCCAGACCCAGGAAACTATTATACTTTCATATACATACCCAAAACTCCAGAGATTACTTATGATGAACACCCATTAGTTGCAGTGACTGAAGTTCAACGATGGGGATTTAAAGGATTCAATTATCACTGGGGAATGATGAGGAACTATACCTGGCAAGAAGTTGCAGGAGCACTTCACCATATCAAACAAAATGAGATTGATTATCTTCGTTCATTACCTTATGGGAAAATCAGGACTAAATAACTAAAAAGTGTCTGATGGCATTCAGTAAACCATTCACATTAGGTGGAGATTATTTTAATACTGAAATTAGTGAAGAAGCATCTACCGTAAGAAGACTTCCAGTAACTCCAGCTCCACAATCAGTAATTGATACTGCAGCATCTTCAGGTAATCTGAATGGTGATGGATCAATTAACTATGTAAAAGTTTTACGTAAAGATCAATATCAACAACTAGCTGCTCCAGATTCATGGATGGGTTCCTTGGCAAATGATACAACATATTGGAATACAATTGATCAGTCTATTGGTGGGGAAAATCCTAATGTTGGAGTAGATGAAAATTTACCTTTCAGTGGTGGAATTTTAGAAACTAATACTGATCCTAATGATCAACCAAATGCACCATCAGATGTTACGTTAAGGTATCCATTAAACAATACTGGTGGTTATGATTTCTTACAGATTAGCACTTATGAACTGAATAGAAATGCGGATCTTCTTAAAGGAGATGGATTAAAAATATCAGGTCCAGATGAAAGTCTTGGTGCAATTATTGGGCCCGTGATTGCATTACCCATGCAACCAGGAATATCTGATAGTAATTCTGTTGATTGGGGTTCTGATAGTTTAAATCCAATTCAATTAGCATTAGCAGCAGCGGCAGGAACCGGAATAAAAACACTAGGTAATGATTTTTCAATTCAAGGGTTTGGGGAAGCTGCATCAAATATGATGAAATCTGTAAAATCATCAATATTATCTGCTGGGAGTGAGATTAGTCAAAATGATATTATATCTTACTTTGCGGGACAAGCAGCAGGTGCAAATATCTTTACTCGTTCAACAGGAAAAGTTATAAATCCCAACCTCGAATTACTTTTCAGAGGACCACAAATGAGGTCCTTTAACTATAATTATACATTCACCCCAAGAGATCCTGATGAAGCAAAGGTAATAAAAACGATCATAAAACATTTCAAAAAAACCATGGCAGTTCAAAGAGGAGGTTTATTCCTTAAGACTCCAAATGTTTATAAACTACAGTACGTCTATGCTGGAGGTGGACAGCATCCATTCTTAAATAAAATAAAAACCTGTGCTCTTACAAACTTTAATGTTCAATACACTCCAGATGGAAGTTATATGACATATAAAGATGGATCTATGACATCTTATTCAGTGTCTATGCAATTCTCAGAACTGACTCCAATTTATAATGAAGACTATGATAACTCCGACGATATGGGTTACTAAAAATGGCAAGACCTTATTTTAGACAAGTTCCTAACTTTGAATACGTCAGCAGAGAACCTAATGCTGAAAACATTTCTGATTATGTTGCACTTAAGAATCTTTTCAAGAGAGGAAAGTTTAGAGAGGATATCTTTAAAGATCTTAAGTTCTTTACCAAATATAAAATTGTTGGTGATGAAAGACCCGATAACGTTGCCTTCAAACTTTATAATGATTCCACACTCGATTGGGTAGTTCTTCTCTCAAATAATATTTTGAATGTTCAAGATGAATGGCCAATGACTCAGGCAACATTTGATCAGGTAATGCTTGAGAGATATGGGTCATATGAGAACTTATATTCTAGTATTCATCATTATGAGACTACGGAACTTAAAGACTTTGCAGGTAAGGTTATCTTAGAAGCAGGTCTCAGAATTTCACCAACTTGGAAAACAAATGGCAACTTCTTGGAGATGATAAATGCTCAGATTGCTGTAATCTCTTCTGGTGATTCTGTAAATCCATCAAGAACTGTAACCGTTTATATGGTAAACTCTATTCCTAATTTGGAAGTTGGGGATCAAATCGCAATTAATAATGTAGTCGAAAATGAATACAATGGAAGACATGTTATCACAGAAATCCTTGCCTCTAGTGGTGCAAATGTAACTGGTTTTAGATATGAGTTGCCATCAGTACCAAACGTTGCCTCACCTATCTTATCAAATCCAAGAAAAGAACAAGTTCTTTTCACAGTACCAGAAACTTCAGCAATTACAGCAAACTCATATTACTATGAATATTGGGATGAAGCATTAGGTTATTCTGTTCAGGTTCCTTCATCCTCATTCATAAGAACAATTACAAATCACGAATACGAACTTCAGATTCAAGAAGATAAAAGAAATATCTTTACTCTTAAACCACAATATCTGAATGTAATCTTTAATGATCTTGATGAGTTTATGCCATACAAAAAAGGTAGCACTCAGTATGTGAATGCTACCTTGAAGAGAGGAGATAATATTAGATTATATCAATAATCACTCCTCAGCCAGTCGTTGGAAGTAACTCAGTGCGTCATCTTCATCCTCATCAGATGTTTCAATCTTAGGGAGTGAAGGTGACTTGCTGCGAGCAAAGGATTGCTCCAGTTCTGCGATCACACTCTCTTCCTTAGAAGGAGTTTGTTCATAGGAACCATACTCATCTTCTTGTTCTTGGACAGCAGCACGAGCAGATTTCTGACCCAGAACATACTTCAGACGCTTTTCAAGATCCTCATAGGACTTGAACTGATCAGGAGCAACAATAGCAGAGAGAGAATACTCTTTCTTCCACAGTGCTTCTAGTGCATCGTCATCATCAAAGAGAGGAGAAGAAGAATCAAACTCGGACTTATCATAGTTCCAATAACCTTCAACCTTACGAATCTTCAGACGGAAGTTTGCACCACCCCAGAAGTCAAAGGGATTAATAGGTTCTTCATCTTCAAACTCAGGTTGCATTGCATTCAAGATCTTATCAAAGATCTTCTTACCGAACTTGAACAGGAAGACTTTACCTTCGTTCTCGGGATGTGCAGGATCTTTTACTACATAGATGTTGCTGTAGTAAGACAGTTTACGCTTCTGCTTACGCACAGTCTCTTTATCCTTATCACT